AACCCTCTTGGAAATTTTCTGTTATGTCTTTAACTTGGGCTTTAACCAAATTTCCATACGCTGCGGCATAATCTGCCAATCCTTTTTTTACGTCGTCAAAATCTAACGTAAACGCTCCCTTTAATGCGGTTCCGGTTGCTTTGATAATATCAATAAAGAATCCAAATATATTTCCCAACGTATCAAAAGTTGTTTTGAATCCGGAAACAATCCCATTCCAAATTGCACGTATCAAAACACTTTCATTGTATAACTCAATAAAGTAGTTGATAACATCAATAACCCCTTTTATTATCGCCGTCAATCCTTTGTTAACAAAAACTTTTGCCTGCGTTGTCAACGTTTCAAAATTTCCTCCGGTTGCGTCAAACAACCCGGATAATGCGTTTTGCAACTCGATTTGACTTTGCAATTGTTCCTCCTGCAATTGCGCCAAAACTCCGGCTTTCCCTTTTACTTCATCCATGTTTGTTGAAATATCTTTCAACGTGCGCAAATACTGCAATCCGGCGTCCTCTCCGGGGCCTCCGAATATATCCGCAATTGCAGCCCCGACCGTTGCCGCATTATCCGGCAATTCTGCCAATTTGGCGGAAACGTCTTGTATAACATCGAACGTTGTTTTGGTTCCGGTCTGCAAATCTTTTTGAACTTGTTCCGACGAAATACCGATACCGTCCAAAGCCGCCGCCGTCGCCGTCGTCATTTCACGCAAACGCAAATTTGCCTCCTTAATTGCGTCAACGCCTTTGTCTGAAAAGATACCCATTTTGTTTGTTTGGGCGACAATTGCAACAAATTGGTCTGCCGATATTCCCGCCTCTTTGAAATATGCCGGGTATTCTTTCAGCGTGTCCAAAAATTCCCCGTTTGCATCGGCTCCGGACAAAAAACCATCTTTAACCAACTGCAACGCTTCATTTGCGGATATTCCAAATTGCTTTGACAACGCATTTGTTGCAATCAATGTTTCTTTAAAATCTGCGTCGAACGAATCGGCGACGGCTTGCACCTCGTTTCTAAACGCTTTCAAATCATCGCCACTTTTCCCGGTAAACTGTTGCGTCAACCTTGTTGCTTCAACCAATCCTGCGTTGTAATCATACCACCATTTGAAAGCAACCCCCGCCGCCGCAATGCCTGCTATCGCTAAAAATACCGGATTTGACAACAACCCCAACAATGTTTTTCCCAACGCTTTTGCGCCATCTCCCATTGCTGTAAAAACTGCTTTGCTTTCGGCTCCACCACGACCCAACGCCAAAAGGCTTTCCCCAAAAGAACTATTCAAACCCAACGTTTCTTTCAGTTTGTCGCCATAAGCAATAATTGCGTCGGACGCCTCGGTATAATTACCAACGTTCAATTGAAATTTTCCGGTCGCCTCCTGCAAACGTTTCATTTCCTCGTATATCTCTTTTGTTTGCGCAACTAATTTTCGCCCCTCCTCGGTATTTTCCCGTTCGGCTTTCGTCATGTTGTTTAAATAAATCTTATTCAATGAATATTGCGCCGATAATCTGTTATAACTACCCTCGGCGGATTGATTTATTTTCACAATCAATTTATTTATTTGGTTGGCTTCCTGCTGCGCCAATTTCAACTCCGCCAACTTCTTTGCGTTTTCGCTTTCTGCAAAAGCCAAATCACGCTGCGCACGTGCCAAACGTTCCGCATCGTCGGCGGCTTTCTTTGTTGTGTTCCTGCCATCCTCTGTTGCCCCGGAAACCTTTTGCAAAATCGCCGCCAATTGAATAGCTTCCGCCTTAATGTTTTTTAGCGCATTTGTATATGCGTCTGATAGGTCGTCCAACTGTTTAATCAAATCAGTAATTGAATTGTCCGGGCTTACCAAATCAGAATATTTAATTGGGTTGTTGTTGTCTGCCATATATCCGACTAATTTATTTTGTTATTTACGGGCAATTTGCCCCACAATCAATTTTCTTTTCTCAAATGTATAATTTACCGCCTTGAAATAAAAACGCCTTAAATCGCCTTATTTTGGCGTTTTTGCCTGCTTGCCTTTTTTGCTTGCTCTTTTATATACTCAAATGCGTTGTAATACTCCAAAACTGTAAATCTTTTCGGCTCAACGTGCAAATTCTGTGACAATATCAGACACATATTTTCAAACTGTCTGTCGTGCTTAATCTCTACGCCATCCGAACCGCTATAAACTTGCGGGTTGAAATACGTTATTAATTCCGCCGTAATACTGTCAATCTCTTTTGCGTCTGCCTCGGTTGCCCGACCGTCTATAATTGTGCGTAATACAACAATCGTTCTTTTTTTCAACTTATCGTAATACTCTTTTAACGTTGCATCATCGAACAACCGGGGAAAATACAAACGCAATTCATCGTCTATTTTTTTTTTGACCGCTTCCAAATGGGCGGTTATCTCTGAATTTGGGACGTCTGAAAAAAGATTTATTGTTTTCTGCAATCCATCGTCGGACAAATCATTGCACGGCGTTCCATTTACAGATTTTACCAATACCGCAAATGCCAAATACCGTGGGGAAATCTCCGATTGAACGAAATACACGTTTTGGCGCAAATTCTGCAACTCCGCAATCGCCAAATTTGGCGTCGGGCTTGCCGCATACCTTATTGCCTTTTCAATATGTCGGTCAAAGTCTGCCAAATCCGAACCAACCCCGGCATCAACCAACAACATTTTATTGTACTTATGGAATCGCAAAATTGGCAAATCCTCTATTGAATCGTATATTTCAACGTTCATTCCTTTTATCTGTACCGTTTTCATAACAAAATACGTGTTATCATTGTACTACAAAAGGGAACGCCCAAATATACGGGGTTCCCGGTTATCAATAACGCAACAAAGCAAATCAGAACGCACGCCCACCACGACAAACAAAAATCACAATTGAACATCTTTGCAAAAAAATCGTTTCCGTGAACTTGCACCCACTCAATAACGCCCCATTTACGTAACAAAGTCAATACAAACGCCGCTATCAATGCGACAACAATAATGATACAAACAAATTCTTTCATAATAACTACAATTTACACGTTTCGCCAATACTCAATTCGCCCTCAAATCGGAACCCTCCGAACGGGTGCATTAAAAATTGGTTGTCTATTTCATCCAACGAAAACCCCCGGTAAATGTTTTCCGCCAATTCATATACTTTGTTGATTTTATAATTGCCATTTCGCAACCAAAAACCGCCGTTCAAAACGTCCAATATTTGCCGTTTCAAATCCTCTTTGTTCCTTTTGCTGTCACTGTTGTATATCTTTCTGTAATCAAACCAAAATATAATTGAAAATGGCGTTTTTATACCAATATCAACGCCGGGTTCCCAACTTACATTTTGCGGGTCGTCAACCCAAAAGAAACAAAAGTTACCAATATTTGCATCGGGCGTTACTTCCATGTAATCGTTTTGCCCGGTATATACGTTTGGTGTATAATATCGTTTTTGGTTTGCGTTTGCCTTAACAAGTCTTTCCGCCCTGCCAAACGCAAAGTCCAACCACGGTAAATTATCAACCAATCCGTTTTGTATGTTTCCAATTATCCGGTCTAACAATTCCGGGTTGTCAATAACCGGGGCTTTTGTCCTATTTGCCATAAATTTGTTTTTTAGCTTCGTTCATTAAATCCGGATAAATGTATTGCCATATAAGTATTGCAATATTTTCGTCCGTTAATCCCAATATCTGCCGACCATATTTTTTTATTAATTCCTCCGTTTTCCAATCGGACGCCTTTATTTCAAACTGTTTTGTACCAACTTCCAAAAAAAAGCTACTTTCAAAATCGCCCTCATCCATTAATGTAACCCGGTTTGTTGGCTGTCCCTTTGCCTCCTTAATCTCTATTGTTACCGGGCTATATGGCGCATAATCCGAAATTTCGACGCCCAAACGGTTAATACCTTGTTCAAACAATTGTTCCTCGGCGTTCATATCAACTATATACGCCTCGTTTTCCCAAATAATATTTTGTATCAGCCGCCCGGACGTCAAAGCCTCGTTGAAATCCGCAACCCTCTTTCGCAAATCGGTTATCACTTTCATACTGTCCTATATTTAACGCCCCTATTGTTACAACTCAAACAAATACGGTCTAATCCCTGCGTATCAATTCGCAATGCCTCATACGCTTTTTTAAGGTCATAACCCAACCCGCCGGGACGAACCCCGGACGTGTTGCCGTCCAATTCATACAAAATATCTGTCCGGCTTGCGTTTGATTGATTGCGGTTAACTCTTACATTCGGGTTCATCGCCAACGTTCGTAATGCTATCGCCGCAACTTGTCTTTGAATAACTGTTTGGAACAAATTCCTTTGGGAAATAACAAAATCGGTCAAATCGCAACCAACAGTTATTTCGCAATTCAAACCATAATTCCGGGTATTTGTGTACATCGTATATGCAATGTCCCACAATTCGGGATAATCGGCGAACGTTTCCGGGGCATTGTACATAAACGGCGTAATCTGCAAATATTTCGTCAACTCTCGCCATACCTCAACGGAACCAATGTTGCACGTTCCGCACGGTTCCCGGCTCCAATCCTTTGACACGTTTATTGCTTCCATCCCTGCGGGCAATTCGTCTTGATTGTAACAAAGGAACCACGACCCGCCGGAATTGTTTTTGTCGCTCATATAAGGCAAATAACAATCCTCGACCGGGAACCACTGAAAACCGCCATTTGTAACGGTAAAATTCAAATCAAACGTCTTTATTGGGTCTATTTGCGACGAATGAAAAAGATACATTCTAACAACCCCGGTTCCCCCGGTCATTTGCAAACCTATCTTTTCAATTTTTGCCGTAACTCCCATTGCACGAACCGGGACAATTTCAAATCCTACCAACTTATGATTGTTTTGCAACGTCGCCCGTATGCGTCCGGCACCATCGAAAAACGTTCTACGCTCCAATAAATTACGTGTTTCTTTATCCAATTGTTTAATCTGCGTAAACGTCTGTATTGCCGTTGCAATGCCGTTTCGTGTCAATCTTTCCAAATAATCGGATAATATGTTGTATTTGCCCCAATACAACGAACCGTCCGTTGGTTCCTCGCCTACATTATCCAATTTTGCTACCCAATACAGTTTTTTCCCGTCGTTGTCCGTCCCATATTGAACAACTTTATTTGCTTTCCATTCTGTTATTGCGTCCCATACCGGGTATTGAAACCCCCAATCATCCGGCATAATCGCCGCCATATTATCCAACGTCAAAAGCGGGTGCGCACCTTGAAAATACAACCCACTTTCCGTCTGCGTTAAATTGTCGTCTATCGCCTTTGCCGGGTCGTATGATTGCTCCCACCCGCACACATTTTTTAACGCTTCGCATATTTCATTTATTCTTATCATAAAAACGCCCATTTATTTCCCATATTAGGAATTAAGATTGCAATAAATAAGGGGGCGGGGATAACCACCCCGTCCCCTCGGTTTAACAATTCGTTATGCTCCGGCGTTATTTGCCCCCAGCACCTCCGGTGGGAAATTCCGCTGCGTTGGTTACATATACAGGCATACCCAAAGGTACATTTTCCTCACGTGCTGCAATCTGCACTTTGATAATCGGATTTGCAACGTTTTCTGGGCTGCCGTTGTAAGCAATTACAAACGCAACGTCTGCGCTAAATCCAAAATATTCTTTCACGTTGCAAGTCATATCGGCACTCGCTGCGCCTGCTGTCTGTGACTGGTCGCCAACTGATGTGTAATAGTGCGAACCAACGGGCAAATCAATGTACGGCAAACGTACAACGTCCCATTCGTGGAAATTCGCACGGGTGCGGTTCAACGCCTCACGGTCAACACGTGTTAAAACGCCAACGTTACCATCCTCTACGGCAAAGAATGTGCCGTTTTTGCCAACTTCATTTACGACGTTGTTTGTATAATGGAACACTTTATTTTCGTATTCCATACGCTTGTTTACGTCGTTATAAATACCGTGCTGTGCCAATTTTTTAATAAGGCTGTCAATTCCGGCGTTACCTACGACGTGAACCAAACCCGGATAACAATTTGCACGCATAATCGGGTTAATATCGCCCATAATTTCGGTTGCCATCTGCGTTGGAACCTTAATAACGCTGGCGTTGAAATTGTAATTCAAATCGTCTTTCAATACTTGGGCTTTTTCTGCCTCCAACGCTGCAACGGCTGCTTGGTCTAACGAATTTGCAAACGCTCTGCAAACCTTTTCCATTTTGCGGTTGAAATCGTGGTCATACGAAATTTCGTTGTTCATATACAACGTTGGCACCATTGTAAAGCCGACGGAATATGTCGCCCAAACCACGGTATAAAGTGAGGACGTGTTTTCATCGTCCGGGATAACACACGTACGAACGTTGCTAACCGTAACGTCGCCATCGTAATTGATAACCGGAACTTGTACCGTATTTCCGATTGAGGCAAACGCACGTTCACGCAATTTCGGGGACAAAATGGAATTTCCGGCGTTGGTCTGTTCAATGAAAAAATCCAATGCGCCATACTCGCACGGGCGGGTCATATTACGGTCTAACTCCGGGTTTTCTACTCGCCAATTCTGTAATCTTGTTGCAATTAAACTCATAGTCTTTTTATTTTAATCTGTTATTAAATGCGGGTTTACCCATTACCCGGTTATCTCTCCGGCAATTTGTTAATACTATTTTCCTGCCAAACCTTTCTCATATCTTCGTCAAACTCTTTGGAACCTACCGTTTTACCTTGCGCCATCAATTGTTTTGTAATAAGTTCGTACGCCTCTGATTGCGTTTTGGCTCCGCTTACGTCCAATGTAATTCCGCCGCCTCCGGCACCGCCTGTGGGCTTATTTGTGCCGCCTCCTGGCTGTTGTCTTTGCTGCTCCAATACTCCCATCGTTTCCAATTCTTTTGTCAGCAACTCGGCGGGCGTGAATGGGTTCAACTGATTGTTTGGATTGCGCATAATTGCGCCGCTTGCATCTTTGAACGCCAAAACCTTTCCGCCGTTTCCGTCGTCTATATATTCCGGGTTCATGCCTTTTACTTTTTCGGTCGCCTGCGTCAAAATAACCTTTGTTACGCTTTCCGGGAATCCTGCTTTGAATTTAAGCCCGGCGGCGGCTGTCTGCAATGCGTTGTCAATTCTTACTCCGAACAATTCTTTTTCGTGGTTTGCCTTTTCTGCCTCATACTTGGTTGTCAACTCGGTAAACTGCGTTGTCACGTTCTGCAAATCTGCTTTTGCCTGCTTCAATGCTTTCACGGTTTCCGCATCTGCCGCACCATCGGCAATTGCCTTTTCCAAACGGGCTCTTTCCTTGGTCAATGAATCAATCTGCGATTGCAGCCCGGTTGCGCCATCCGCTTTTGTTTTCATTTCCCCCATTACACGTTTTGCGTAATCATACGTTTTTTCGGTGCCGTTTTTGGCTATTCCGGAAACCTCCAAAATATCGGCGTCCAAAGCCCCGTAAATTTCGCCCGTTTTCTTTGCAATAACACTGTTTTCGTCGTTCTGCGATAATGTTGTTATCGCTGTAATTTGTTCGTCCGTCAAACCGGACAAAGCCGCATTTGCAACTAAAATTTCTCTCGTTAACATAATTCTTTCCCTTTGAATTTTTAATTCAGCGCAATTGTTTTAATCGCTGCGCTGCTAGTGTTTACAATAAAAATAGAATATTTTGGGGAATCCCCGGTTGTGTCAACCAACCAACTAACAATTTTTGCATGGCTGATTTTCTTTTCAACCTCTTTTGTTACCAAAACAACATCAGCAATTGTGCCGCCCTCAATACAAGCAATCAACTTGTTTTTGGTGTCGTCATCCAATGCGGCGGCGGTTGTTGTTACTTCAATAACCAAATTGTCCTGCTGTGCAATCTGTGCCATAATCGTATTTTTTAATGGTTAAACATTTTCGTTGTTTTCCGGGCTTTCGCTTTCCGTTTCCTCTGCTGCCTTTTCTGCTTTCTGTTTTCGTCCGCCTTTCTTTGGCTCTGCCGGGATAACTCCGGCGGCTGTCAACTCTGCAATAACTTCGGCTTTCATTTTCTCACGTTCTGCGGCTGTTATCTCTGAAATAATTTCGGCTTTCATTTTCTCACGTTCTGCGGCTTTTGCCTCTGCTGCTGCCTTTGCTTCCGCTTCTGCCTTTGCTCGCTTGTTTGCCTCAATCTTTTCTCTGTTTTCAGCCTCCCAAACGTTCGGGTCGTGCATAATGTCAACTTTATAACCCATTTTTCGCAAATTGTGCAATCCGAATGTTTCAAAGAACTTTTTTCCGAAAACCTGCATACGTGGTCGTGAAATTCTTTCGCCCGTTTCTTGGTTGAATTTTACAACCTCAATACGACAATGATAAAAACTTTCTTCTCCTTTTGGAACAATGAAATTTTCCGGGGTAACGTCCAACAATCCGACGTCCTTTGTTTTACCCTCTGTTTCTGCTTTCACTCGCATAATCATAAATTTTTTTTGTTATTACTTCAATTTTCTTGGAAAATGGTATTTGGCTGCCAAATTCCAAAACGTTTGTATTCTCACGTTCAAACCTACTCACAAAATTAGCGAAATTCAATTTAATGCGCAATTCATCCTCGGTAATTAGCTGTTTTTCGTACAATTCTAATACTTCCGGACGTGTCAAATGTCGGTACGGCTCCAATTCTGACAACACTAACATACGTTGCATTTGTATTGGGTCGTGTCTGTACTCCGTTTCGATAATCTGATTTTGTAGCGCATCCAATTCCCCCTCGCTTGCTCCGCTTTCTTTCGCCATCTTATAACGTTCTCGCAATTGGGTTGCATCAGACAAATAAAACTCGGTGCCATAATTGATTTTTGCCGAAACAAACATTGTTCCATAACGCAAACGGCAAACGGTTTCGTCAACGAACTTTTGCGCCGCCTCAAAGCCTTTTTTTACTCGGTTTAATACCGTGCTTTGGCTTTCAAAATTGGCTTTAATTTGCTGTTCATTTAATGCTTCACGGGTTGTTATTTCCTCGTTTGTACCAACAACCGCCGTAATTATGTTTGTACGCAACCGTTCTTCCTCGCTAACGTTATAATCCAAACTATTACGGTCAACGGTCAACATCTGAACCGGGTTGCGCAAATCCGGCTGTTTGTCGCCGTCCGGTACCGGAATTTCAATGAATGAACCAACCCCGACAATTCGTTTATCTCCGCATTTCGGGCAACGCATCAATAAACCCGCTTGGTCTAATTTATAATAGCCTTGTTTATCTTTCAAAAACCCGCCGTCGCAATAATCGCCGTTTTCGCCGTTCGTAAAATCGCAACTTTGTTCATATCCGGAATAAATCGGGTACGACCCGTACATATCCAAATTTTTCTTTGATAAATGATAAAAAAGGAACCAATCTAAACTTTCCAACTCGGTTGTTAACGGGGACGCCTTAACGTCCGGTTCTCTCAAACTCAATGGTTCGTTCCAAAAAAAACGTGCTGGGCAATATCCCAAATCGTGCGGGCTATCAATCAGCAATTCGCCAATATTGCCTTTTTCCTCGGTAAATACCCGGTATCGTTCATCGTCAATTACGGCAATACGGTTGTCGTCCTGCCGGAATATTATCCAACGCATAACGCCCGTTGCTTTGTCTGCCTTGTATGAAATAACGTGTTCTATTGGCAACCAATAAAAGTACGGTTGCGGGTAATTATCGCCGGGGGATTGCTCTTTTGGCAAATCAACAATTAATATGCTGTTAATTTCGGTTTTGAAATATTCCCATCCCTTTGTGCTCCAAATTTCGGGTTCTTCCAATACGTGTTGTCTGTAATACTCCCAATCGTCCCTTTGTTCGCTGTTCATAAACTGATAATTGAACGCCGGGTTACGACCGTCAAAAATGCGGCTCAACTTATCAAAACAAACGCCCGTTACCTCGTTTGTCTTTACGGGGTAACGGAACAATGTTTTGAACACTTTGAATTTGTCTGCGGGTATAAGGTTTGAAACATAAGCCAAAAAATCGGTCACGGGCTGCGTAATGTATGGCGTCAACGCTTTTTCAGCGTGAAACCTTATGCGGTTTTGGTGGTAAATCGCTTTACTTATCGCCGCTTGCTTCCGTGGCTCCGCTATCTGCTTTTTTATTTCTCTTGTATCTAATCCCATCGTCTTTACTAAATTCAAATTTTGATTTTTCCGGCAATCGCCATCCGCCGTTATTTTGCATTTTCAACAATCTTTCGGCATGGGCAATTTCAAATTCACGTGTTGTTTTCAACGTCGTACATTCCAACAACACTTTTGTTGTTTTAGCCTGCTGCATTCTGCAAATCGGTTAATGGGTTGAAATCTTCCGGGGCCAAAATAACCAAATCATCCGACCAATTAGGCAAGAACGTCCATTGTATTGCGTTGCTATCGGGTGCCTCAAATCCTCCCAATGTTTTATCCCCGATAAACAAAGAACGAATTGGAATAGGATAATACGTTGTTGCTGTTTTCGGGTCTTGCAATGCACCAATTCCGCCGTTTTCATCAAACAAATAAACCCCCAAATTTTGGGAATCGCTTTCACATTGCAAATCTTTCAATGCTTTAATCAGTGATTGCGGCATTTTACGCATAACCGCCGTAAATGGGGTTGGCTCACGTCCTATAATTTCTTCAATACCGCCCAACGTTTCGTTTCCTCCGCCGAACGTACGGGGTGCGCCTGCTTCTGCTGTCGGTGCTTGGATATACGGGGAGACAACAACTTTCGTGTCGTCATCTGCCGATAACAACTGCGTCCATGACGCTTTTTTCCCAATACTCGCCGACGCGGTAAATGAATTTTTTTCTCCGGTGCTTTTATACAATCTCTGAAACGCTACTTTCTGAATCTGTCCGAAACTCTCGGCACACGTAAAGTTTGGAATGTTTGGCAACGCTGCTGCTGCCGGGCATTTACAAATAGCCATAATCTTAATTTTTTAACGTTAAAACTTTTGTTATTATCTCCGGGGGCTAACCCTTTGCCCCATTACTTATTGCAAATTTATAATATTTTTCGGGCAAACACTTGCAAATATAAAATATTTTGTTAGTTACGTTTTTTTACGCCCCGTGTTGCCTGCGTGTACGGTCTTGTATCGCCGTCCGCCAATTCTTTTTCATATATCCCGGTCAAACCGTCCTCCGGGTCGTCGTGTTCATTTGCCGGGAAATCCCGCAAAAATCCGGTTACGTGTTCATATACCTTTGGAAAACGTTCCTCCCAACCCAACGGCATAATAATTTGGGCGTTTACGCTTGCGGAATTTGTAATTATTCGGCTTTCCTTATTGGCGCCTTGAAAGAATGGTTCTGAAATTGCTTTTATCTTTTTCCTTATCAACTTTTCAAATCCCGAACCTCCGTTGTTGCTTTCAATCCATGCTTTTTGCGTGCCGTTTCTGTTTATCATATCCGGGACGGTAACGGCTGTTACGTCTGTGTTTTCCTGCGTGTAAACCATATCGGTAATTAAGGCATACAATATTGGCTCAAACCTTTTCTTTTGCTCGTTCCATGCTTCATTGCCGGATTTATAAACGTCGTAACACGCCGAAAACGTATAATCGTCGCCCTCATCCGCCACATCGGTATAATTACCACTACGCACATACGTTCCCCATTCTGATTTGTCAACGTATGTTCGGAATGGGTTCCGGTACAATCTACCCTCTGCGCTTCCGGGGTTCCCTTGATACAAGCATTGAAATTGTACGGGGTCTAATGTTCGTTGACCCTCCAATTTTGCCCGGCTGTGTCTTTTGTCCCATAAAGCCGCACCGGGTTCCCGTGGGTCAATCTCTGTTGGTTCCCCGGTCTTTAATCCCTCAAAGTTTATGCGAACCCATGCACCCGCCGGGATATTCTTTACATCGTCCCAATTTTTTATACCAATAACCGTTTCGCCGCTTTTCTCAATGCGTCCAATCAAATCATCATCATGCCAACGGGTAAATACAATCAATTCTTGGGAATCGTTATGCAAACGGGTACGTACAACGGTCGTGTACCATTTCCACGCCGCATTGCGTACAATTGGGCTGTTTCCCTCTGAATAATCTTTGTAAACATCATCCAATATTGATACATCAACCGTTTTTGACGTCAACGAACCGCCACGACCGACAACACGCAACGAACCCTTATGCCCAACCATTTCTATGACGTCAGAATTTCGCAAATACGTATTAGCCATTGTAACGACGTTTGAACCATTCAAAAACGTTTCCGGAAACAATTCCCGGTATCGTGGGGTATCAATTATCCTTTGTACGTCACGGTTAAAATCTCTCGCAATGGTTGCCGCATACGACCCGATACAAATCTTTTTATCCGGGTCTAAACCTAACATGAAAGACGGTGTTTTTCGGCTTGAACCCTCGCTTTTCCCATGCTGGGGCGGCATTTGCACAATCATTTTTCGTATTTTACCGTGTGCGAACATATCCAACAAAGTATAATAAACGACGTGAAACGGTTCCAAAGTCAAATCCGGTTGCATATACCGGGCAAAGTTTATAAGCCTATGGCGTGCCGCCTCTCTTACTATTTCGCCCGGATTGCTTTTAATGGCGGCGTACATTTTCAACAATTCCTCATTATTCATTGCTTTTTCTCCTTTCTCTTTACAAAATGTTGGCACGCCTTACAACCCCTTACAATGAAATACGTTTTGTTCGGACACGTCAAACAAATAGGTTTTCCGGCGTGGTCTAAATGCTGGTGCAAATGCGTTACCCATGTCGCCAACTCGCAATTGTCGCATATTTCGTTTTTGTACTCCGGTTCCTTTGCCGGATTTGCCGTTTTCTTACGTGTTGCCATCTGTTACCCCCTTTTCTTCCAATACTCGTTTATACTCCGCCGATTGCAATTTGTCTGCAACCGCAAACAACAAATCCTCCGGTATTGCGGCAACATCATATTTCGGCGCATCGCTATTTGTATTTTCTTTCAATCCCGGTATATCAACTTTTATTGGCGCATCAAATCCCAACATCTTTGCCCGGCGTTGCTGCACATTCAAAAGCAAATCCAAAAACCGGGGGTTTCCGGCGGACGTTTCCGTTGTGGTTTCCTCATACCCGTAATATTCCGGGTTGTCGCCATCCTCCAACACTTTACGGGGCTTTGCGTTCTGTCTGTTTTTCTCTCGCAATTTCCCGGTCTTTGAACGTTCCCACGCCTCCCACAATTCAACCTCCATTTTATCCAACTTTCGCAATTCCTGCGTAACGTAATCGTCTATATTTTCCATACGTTCACGTTTCCACTCAATTAGCAATTGTTGCATATCCCAATATACCATTTGTTTTGTTATGGTATAACCGACGCCACGCCGGGCGTTTTCCTCATTCAGTCTTTCCGAAATCTCCCTATACGTGTAACCACGTAAAAACAGATTTGAACAAAAAGCCAAATCAAAATCCCTTTGGTCTTTTGTTCGTTTGCACATTTTCGGGCGTCCGCCCCTTTGTCTTTTACTCGCTTCCATTTTTTCAAACCTTTTTATAACAGCAAAGTCATTTACTTTGCTTTCCTCTCAAACGTCGCTTTCCCTTTGCTTGTTATTTTCGGGGAATTTTCGTTTTAAGCGGGTTTCGTTTGTTCCTTGATACTTTTATTGTCTTTTGAGTTGTCGTCGTTCTATGGGGCTAATTTTAGCCCGTTTTGCTTCCCGTCTATATGCGGCAAAGCCCCGGTTGAAATTCTGGGGCGTTTTTTGCTTGTTAAACCGTTGTTGGTTCTTTCAGTTTATCCAACGTCGCAATAACTCTTTGTTGTTCCTGCTGTGTTGTCTTGATCTCCAAATACCGACCGTTCGGGAAAATGATCTGTACGCCCGTCGGGTTTGTCGGGTTACTTATCGGTGCGTATGCGCTGATAATGTCCGGGGCAATTCTTATATCCCCCACGTGGATAAACAAACGTTTTTTCTTTTTACTCTCCATATCTGTTTTATTTATCTGTTGGAAAATCTACGGTCAACAATACGGGTTGCAATGGTTAATCAAACGTCAGCATTGACAAATGTATTGTTCCGGTTTCTTTTACTCTCTCCAATTCTTCCGGGGATAACTGCCATTTGGTAATTATAAGCCCCTGCGGATCATTTGGAACTTTCATTGCAGGCAACGGAATATATTCCGGTTGATCCTTTGCAAATACTACGTTCACGCCGGGAAATTCAACGGGCTTCATTTCCGCCCTCCTTTCTTGGTTTCTTTCTGAATCTGCGTTTATTTCCGGGAACCTCAATGCGTCGTATCTCTACACGTGCGCCCAATGTCTTTTCCAATACTCCGGCAACGTCTTTTACTTCCTGCGGAATATCTTCCAATTTCTTTGGCAACGTTGCCTTGTATGCTGTCTTTACAAAATCATAAATTGCCTTTCTTTCTTCTTCGTCGTTTGTCTTTCTCATTCGTTGAATCAGATTTGAAATTGGCTGTTTATTCATAAAGTCAGCACATTTGAAACGGTCTTTGCAAATATTGCAATCATCCTGGTAATTTCTTTTTGCGTCCTTTGCGTTCTTTTCGTCTGCCTTTCTGAATCCGTGCCATTCGTCACGACGGGCGATTGCTTCCGAAAATACTGCCATCGCATCAACGCAAACTTGGGCTAAAATATAGTCCGGGGTATCTCTCATTTCTTTTTCCAAACCGTGTTTATTAATCAATTCGGCTAATTCTTTGATAAAATCCTTTTTCATGTTATTGTACTTTATTAAAACGTTGTTCAAATTGTTTGTATTCCTCGGCGGTCTGTCTTTCCTGCCATTGATTGCACGCAATACAACTGCAATGCCTCATTCTGTTTTGCTCGTTGCAAAATCCGTCGCCCTCCGTATCTTCATTTTCAAAGTTACTGCAATTCCCACAAACCGGGCTTTCCGGTTCCTTGTGCGGGTATTTACGCATGAACTCCGGGTTTTTCTCCCTGCCTGCAATTTTTTTGTATGCTATTTCCAACAATTCCTTTTGGCTATAACCGAACAATGCTGCGATATGTGACAAAACGGCGTTCATGTCTGCCAATTCGTCTATTATTTCCGTCATATCGTCCGGCATTATCCCGTTTACCAACATATCATCAGCAACAACAAACAATTCGTGGTATTCCTCGGTTAATTTGGAAAATCTGCTTTGTATGTTCTTTCCGAAAAGATTATTCATTTTTGCAAACAATCTTTTTTCGCTAAAACTTAATACGTGGTTGTTTTCTTCCTTTTCTTCAAATTCTTCTACAAATGTTTTGTAGTCCATTTTTCCAAATCGTCCATCCGGGAACCTTACAACCGCCCATCTTTCCGGAACGCTCATAATAACGCCATTTTCTGTTATGAAAGAATATAAACCAATTCCGCCGGGCTTTCTTGGTATCTCCATTGTTCCGCCTCCGGTAAAATCAATCAGTCTTTCGATATTATCACGTGAAACGGGAACGGCTCTAACCTCTAACAATCTGCGGCAATACAAATATCCGGCTTTCTCGTTCGGTTCTCTCTTATCCGCACGCACTTCGTTTGGCAAATTTTCCGCACCTTTTTCGTACTCAACAAAGAATGTCGCCCCACGCAAAAATATTTGTTCCCGGATATGTTCAACGGCTCGCACTCTCATTCCATAACGACCAATAACCGCATCAATTGCGGCTTTTACAATATATTCGTCTTTGTCGTCAACATACATTTTCATTTCAAACAATTCTGCCTTTTCTGTAATTTCCGGTTCATGCCCGGTAACACTCTTTATCATCAGAATTGTTTCCGCATCAAACGGGGTTAATCTGCTTTCTTTCATAACTCAATCAATAAACGGTTAACAATGCGACAATCAAACCTCCCGATATTGTGGCGTACATATCTTTTTTATCAAATACGCCTCCGTGCTTTTTGTTGTAAAACTCACGCAACAACCCGGCTGCGATAACAACAACAATTGCGATCATTCGTGCGATCATTCCCGTAACTCCGACAAATGAAACAACACGCAATACGACCATCGCAATAACAATACCCGCCAAAATATGCAATAACTTGTCGTGCGGGATTGAAACAATAAAATCAATAATCTTTTTCATTTCTGTTATTTTTAATAAAACGTACAAATCTAAAATATATCGTCTTTCCATCTGTTCGGCTGGCGCAATGGCATTTCAACCCAACCGCCGGGCAATCCTCTTTCTTGATTGCACAACAACCGCATCTATAAAAACACATTCCAAAATTTTTTCCGAACTTTTCAACTATTCGTTTTGACGGGTTAACCCATCTTTCCGCAATTACAATCATATCCCGGTAAACAGAACGTTCGCCGGGATTATATTGTTTTCCGGGTTCAAACGGTTGCGGTTTCTTTATCCTCATTGCCTATTGAACTAAACAATAATTCCAAATTTTCCTCCGTTCCGGAAATTGCAATTCTCGCTTTTCCTCCGCCCATTACCGCCAACTCTGTAATTGTGCAATCATATTCGCCTGCGGCTGTCTGTAACTTTGCCGCCTCATTTAATGGCAATATCTTTGTTATCTCTTTCATCGCTCACGTTTTTAATGTTTTACATCACAAAGTTAATAATTTCTTTTGTTTTTTATCCATATCAGCCGGACGCCAACGGCAAAACAAAGCAATTTAATTTCAAAATCAAAATAAACGTCATGTCCTTTTACGCCCTCAACCATAACTCCGGGCGTCAAATAAAACTGCTTATACTTCCACAAACTTTGCAGATACAAATAAAACCCGATACGTCCAATATGGAATCCGATTGTTTTCATTTCTCTATCTGTTTTTTTATCTGTTCCCAACTCTTTTTGTCAATTACCATTTTCCGGGGGTATTGTATTATTTCGCCTTTCGTATAAACCAAATTGTAAATACCCAATTGCCCCTTAATAGGCATTTCAACAACACGTCTTGGGTTGCGCATCATCCATCCGAAACCCTTTGTTATTTTCGCCCTCTTTTCCTTTGGAATCCGGGTGTTTTCCCAATCCTCCGGCGTAAACTCTTTTATCGGCTTTACGTCGTACAACTCAACCAATCCCAACGTAACGCCGCTTTCCATTCCCGGATAAACCGGGGACGCTGCGGAACATATCAGCACGTCGCCACGGTATGACGTGTTTTTGCTCCGAACTTCAATTGTCTTTTCCCCGTAAACAATACCGTTTTCGTCCTTGTACGCCTCCGTTACCAAATCATTTGCGTATGGCTGTTTTACGGTCAACGCACGCCAACGGTCGTGCTTTTCCGGGTTGTAATCCTTATTGCTGTACTGCATATCATTTCGCTTTTTTGTTATTCCCGGCGGGCTGATCATATATTGCAAAACCAATCGGTCGTCTTGGATCCGGATCCGGTTGTTTTGGCGGGATAAATTCACAAACCGCAATAACTTTGTTTCCTTTCGTCCGGGTTCCAATCAGACGGGAACCCGCCGGGATTTTAATTTCAATTTCAAATCTCATTTTCAAAACGGCAAATCATCATCCGGATTTGGCGTTGGTGGCGGTGGCGTTGGTGCTGCTCCCTGCTGTCCTCCGTTCTGTCCGTCTTTCTTTGGCGTCAACATTTCCATATCATACCCGTAAACTTCGGTAATAAAATGTTTAACGCCGTTGTTGTCCTCATAACTGCGGGTTCTCAATTCCCCCTCAATGTATAATTTATCGCCCTTTTTAACGTACTGCCCGGCCATCTTTGCCAAACCATTTGACAATACAATATTGTGCCACTCGGTACGTTCCGGAATCTCTCTGCCGTCTTTTGTCGTGAATCCTCTTTTGGTTGTTGCCAACGGGAATTGTGCGACAACTCCGCCATTATCAAACGTTTTAACGTCGGGGTCTTTTCCGGTATGCCCCATCAAAATAACCTTGTTTACACTCATACAAAGAACGTTTTAATTATCCAAACAATGATACTATACAACGCCCACATATACGACGCAACCGTTAACGTCACGAACGTGTATAAAGCAACTTTATATCCGGTTTCTGATTTTATTTTCATATCACTTGAATTTTACGCAATCCAACAAATATTGTTTCTTATTGTCCGACCATCCGGCGGCATGGTTTATCTCTTTTCGGTCGTCGTCGTGTACGAACTCACAAACCCAACCGCCGACGCTTGATTTTTTAACCAATAGAACCAATTTACCAACAATGAAAGAACGCAATTTGTAATAACTTGAATTTTCGCCAACAAACAAAACCCGTCTTTTTGCATTTATTTCGGGCGGATTTTCGATTTGCGGGCGTTTCTCCCTTTCCGGGTATGTTTGTACCCGTCTGAAATCATTTTTGATTGAACGGCGGGAAATTGCCCCGTAATCGGGTGTTCTTTTTTTCGTACTCATATTTTCAAACTTCTGTATTCGTTTTTAAGCAATTCAATAATCCGGACGTTGCCCGGATATATTCGCATTTTCTCACGGTCGCCATTCTCCCAACGGTTGTGCATTTCAAAGCAAAGTATATTAATATTCCTTGGGTCATGCGCCATTTCCGGATATGCCCCACGGGTTAATATATGGGAACAATACGTTGCCGAAAAATTGTGCAAAGGTCGCAACGTTTCCTCGCATCTGTGCGGCTTATGCTCCCAAACCCACCGGAAAAACCGTTGGTTGGCAACGGGAATGTCGCCACGTCCTAAAACGCAATGCCCGAACAATTCCCGTTGTAACTCAACACGCAACCGTATATCTAACCGAAAATTACGAATATCAAACAACGGCTCGTAACCACGTGCAACGCAATATTCATATTCGCAACGCTCGGTCAACAATATTGGCTCCATTACATATTGTCTGTATCGTCCGCCGGGTCTGCCATTTCCGGGAACATATCATTTTTATTTTCTTTGTCTGCATCATTTACGTAAACTAACGGGTTGGGTTCCCCATAAGCCCCGAACAAATCCATTTGCGCCTTTTTGCCCTCAAACAGAAATTCGTAAACCTCATTTTCAATATCGCAAACAATGTTTTCCATCTCTTCCTCAAAACCGAACGTTTCAACGTTGTATTTCATTCGTGGGGTGTTGATTGCTGTTTTCTGATTGTTTGATACGGTAAACAATCCGGTTAAAACAACGCCTACGTTATCATCTTGCCCGGACAAAGAAACGCCCCTTACTTCAATGTTTCCCAAACATTCGTTTGCAAAAGAATCGGCAATTTCTGTTTGTTTCTTGGTCGCCTTGAAATCCGGGGTTGCAATCATGGTTTTGAACGACGTAATATTGAACACACGCCCCATAATCGGGCAAAGGTCTTTGAACAATTTTCGCAAATCCGGGTGTATGTCCTTTGCGCTCAATACGTGATACTTGTTTGTGTAACTCTCGTTTCCGACAACTTCCGTTACCTCATAATGTACGTCTAATCCGCCATCTTTCAACAATTTCACTTTTGAAAGTGAAAACTTTTCTTTAGTCGGAATTGGCATAACGGTTTGTTTTTTTTCGCTCATAAGAATAAATATTTAATCGTTTCCCGGTTCCGCCGGGTCGGTATCTTCTTTGTAATCGTCGCACGGTTCATCGTCAGCGCATCGCCCGGACAACATACAAACCGGGTAATCAACGCTATCAATACAAAATTTCTTTTCTCCCATGCTTAAAATTCCGTTTCGTCCAACATCTGTTTTACTTTACTTTCCGGCTCCGCATCAACAACCGGGGATAAAACCGGGTTTGGGTCGTGAAACTCAATAGTACGTTTTACCATCTTTGTTTTTGCTGGTTCCGGTTCCAACTTCAATTGCTCCGCCGGATATTCCTTTGGTTTCATTTCAATAATGCCATTTTCAACCAATACCGGAATACATCGTTTGCACGCCCTTACGTCCTCCAACGCATCATGCGCCGGGAATGTTTCGCCGGGGAAACACTTGTTGTAAAGTTCCTCCAATTTCGGATATTTGCCCGGACGCCCGTTTGCATACAATGCGCCAACAAATTTAATTGTTTTCATCATCGTATCAATTCGTTTGCCCTTAAACAATGCGTCCTCCGCTTTTGCGTCGTAATACTCACGACCCATAATGCGCAATATCATTGCTTTTACAATTGACGTATCAAAGTAAATGTTATGTCCGACCAACAAACGGGCTTTTTTGCAATCCTCCAAAAATTCGTCTATAATGTCAGCAAATGGGACGCCCTCGGCGTTTGCTCTCTCTGCTGTAATTCCGTGTACCTCAATTGAGGCTTCCGGAATTTCCCACCCCTCCGGCTTTATGATATATGAACGTTCCTTTTCGTTTACCGACCATGCCAATTGCACAATATTTGGGAACTCTGCAAAATCAACGTCAAATTTTGCGCCCTTGGCTGGCAATCCGGTTGTTTCGCAATCAAACGTCAAAACATCTTTCAAAATGTCGTTTATCTCATTTCCTTTGCTGTCTTTCAATGTTACTTTTTTCATATTACTTTCTAATTTTATTTTTATTCTTTACTTCTTTTTTGTGCTGGTTATATCCGGCTTTGAACGCCTTCAAAAATATATAATCGCACGCATCAATAATTGTTTCATTTCTCCGGCATAATTCATATATCGGACACTTAACGCAATAGGTGCGTCCGCTTGCCTCTCTTGCTTTCTTTTCTAACGGGCTTAATTCTGAATAATGCCTCATATTAAATGCTTCTTGGGTCGTCTATAAACGTGTTGTATTCCTCTGCGGCAATCTGTTTCAAATGCTCAATATGTTCTATCAATTCCGCATTGCTCAACTCTGCAATTGTCCGCAACCGGGTTTCATATTTCCCGGTGTTAATATCCGGGGTTTGCTCATACATAACCGGGGACAACTCACGCAATCGGCGTTCTGTTTGTTCCTCTGTCAGACGCTCGCCCGCCTCCCAAATTCCGGTTCTGAATGTTGGTACAACGTAATTGAAATAATATCCTTTCAAAGCCTCCGACGAACCGGGGGACGCAACGGTAAAACGTGCAATTATGCGGCCGCCTCTGTGCATGGCAAAGAATTGATTTAATTCGCCCATATACATTTGCAAACCGCCGTTGTTGTTAATCATCCCCGTTGCTGTTATCTCTCTTTTTTTCATTATCCAAACATTTAACAAACAATTCTGTACTATTGTCTTTAACCAATGGTTCCTCATTGCTCATTGTTGCTATGCACCTATGCAAAAAATAACCTTGTGTTTTATTCATTCCTAACGGGGAAAATGTTCCATTATCGTTTTTGACAACTAACATTATCATTCCCGGTTTCAAATCATTTACATTCTGTTTCATTGTCTTTCTTTTCTTGGTCAACCAATTGTTTCATTGTAATATTAAACGCTTCGCCGCCAACTTCCAATATAAACTTTCTTTCGCTGCTTGAATATCCCTGCAACTTCTTATCCATTGCGTTTGCATACAATACCGTCATTTGTCCCGGTTCAAAAACTCCCCGTTCCTGCAAACGGTCTATCGGGTGCCGCTTCAATGGTGCGTTTACCATCATTGCGGATTTTTTGCGGGTGTTTTCCAAATCGGAAATAACCACTTTCATATTGTTTTATTTTAGGGCGCCGGGGAACCGACGCCCCGGTTAATTACTCGTTTTCTGTGTATTCCTCAATAATCAAATCGTCCTGCCCTCTCTTTACTTCCTCAATGAATCCTTGAAAACCGTTCTTTTTGGCAATATCAATAATTGCTTGCAATCTCTTTTCGCCCAAACTTTCGCCCCTCGCTATGCGAAAAACCTTAACGGTTGGATTGCTTGCAATAATAAGTTTTGCGGCAACCTCCATAATCTGCGAATCGGAAACCTTTCCGGCAACAAATGGCACATCATTTAAAACCAATCCATCATCTGTAAATGATAGCCCGGAAATTGGCAATTTTGACGTCGCAATTAGCTTTTCACGCTCTGCCGACAACTTGGCAATATCGGAATCCATCTTTTCGGCTTCCGCCTTTTTATCGTCTGCCTGCTTTTTCTTTGCAACATAATCTGCAACCTTTGCAGCCATTTTATTGTGTTCCTCTGCCTTTCTCAATTGTTCCGCCGTGTCTAACTTTTCCGGGTTGTTTTCCTCATAATTAGACAACCAATTTTCGGCATTTGCTTTGCGCTTTTCAAAATCCGCTTTCTCTGCCTCTATTTGCGAAACCGTTTCTTTGTATGTACTTTCCGCAATTTCCATTGCTTTTTTTGCCGCCTCAATTGCTTTGTCGTATGAATCTTTTGCGGCTTCTAAACGTGCCGGAATTTCCGCCAACTGTTGTGTTCTCTGCGCCAATGCTGAACGTACCGTTTTCGCCTTTTCAATCAATTGTGCGTTCTGATGTTGCTCTTTCATCAATTCGGTAATATCCTTTGGCTTTGCATAGGTTTTAAAATCCTGCGTTGTCAATCCTTGCCCGGCTGCATCTGATATTGATTTGTACGTTTTCAAATCCCGGTTCACTCCGGTACGCTCCGTTTTAAGCCCTGCAACCTCGGTGTCAATCTCTGCAATACGTTTACGTACATTTTCGGGCAATAAATCCTTGACTACTTCAATTTGCTTTCTGCGTCCCTCCGCTGTTTCCGACCAACTGGAAAATTCCACTGCGTCGAAATCAGTATATCCGAAAATCTTTTGCAACATTGAAACATTATCGCTTTTCATTCCGGTTGTCTTTGATTTTATTGATAACGTGCCACGTGGGTTTGCCTTTGTAAACTTCAATTCAACCTCGTATTCCTCGCCATCGTCGCCGACAATCATTTTTGCAAAACCTTTGCTTTCGCCGTTTCTTAATACCGCATCACGGTTCCCGGTCAATAAAGCCCCAATTGCTTTCAAAACGGTTGATTTTCCCAACTCATTATCCCCGGTAATGAAATAAACGTTACCGTCAAAATCTGCGTTAAACTCCTTAATTACTTGGAAATTTACCAATTCTAATTTCTTAACTATCATATTGCTCTCGGTTTGTGCCGGGGTTTCCCCCGGCTGTTTATTACTTTTGATTTTTCCAAATTTGATAATCATAATAAGATTCAAAGCACATATATCCTCCGCATACCTTTGTAACCTTTTCCGCCCATGGACATAGTTTCTTTGCTTGGTATCTGCTTTCAGTTTCAACAAATTTTGTTCTCATAATGTTCTAATTTTATTTTTCCCCGGGAACCCGCCCGGTCGGTGTGTTGTATCTCAACGGCACAAAGGTACGTACATTTTTTTAATTACCAAAATAAATTCCTTTTATTTTTTTGTGTTTTGCATTACCAAACAAATAACCCGTAAATGCTTATAGGCAATTACGGGTTTGTTGTTACCACAATTTTAATTGTTGTGGATTATGTCTAATGTCTATCAATTGCAAATGTTGTTGCGCTAAATACAACTCAATATTGTAAACGCAATGCGAAAAATTATTTCCTCCCTTTTCGTCTTTAAAATAAACAGTACCATTATTTACATTTCCAATTAGTACAATATCATATACCCAACCGCACAACCTTTTCAATGTTTTTGCGTTATAAGATACTTTCCGGATATATTTTACACGTATTTCGTCGCCATCATTCAAAATTATATTACCTTTTGGATAATGTATAATATCGTTTTCCATAATCAAAACAATTTCATTTGTGTATCTGTTAGTTTTGCAACAATTGCATCAACTTCACGTTCTAACTGCTTGCACGTTTCCAAAATCTTCGGTCTGCGTTGTGCAAAATATCTGCGTTGGTTATGCCTCATTTGTTTAACCAACTCAACAAACATTTCAAACGTTATTTCTGCCGGATTTTCGATTTGCGGGCTTTTCTCCTTTTCCATATACTTTTTATCGTATAAATAAATAAAATCGTTCTACGGGGCTAAAAAAGGCGTTCATACATTTTACCGGGTAAATTTTCACGTACCCAATCCGGGTTATTCCGTAAAATGTAACGTCCAAAGTGCATTATCAACGTTGCATCGGCGTTCCACAATGTCGGTTTCAACTCCGGGTATAAATTCCCGGCAATTTCCTTGTATCTGCGCTTTCGCTCGTTCTTTTCCTCCTTTTTCCGGGTCGTCTTTGCTCGCAATTTCAATTCGTTTTGCCACTTCATAGGGTGTACCATAACAAACGGAACATCGCAAACCGCAATGGTTGCTTTTAGCTGTTCAAAATTTGCAAGCATTTTTTGTATGCGATACAATTTGCCCATATTGACGCCATCGGCACCCGGCGTTATATCATCCGGGCGCACGCTCAATTTTTCCAAAAAGACAATCGGCGAACAAATGGTTTTCAGATATTCCAAATAATTACGAAATTCCGTTAAATCCTTTGGCATTTGTATTGCCGTAATTTTTTCATTCGGACGCCATTTAACAATACCCCCATTTGCGCCGGGGTCAATTCCTATAATGCAATCAATTTTCATACTCAAATAGAAAATAAATAGTTATCAATCTGTATTTCCTCCGCAATCATACGGTCAAACGCCCGTATTATTTCCTTTTTCCGGGCAACCTCATACGCCGTAAAATCAATTTCCGGGCTGTCAATTCCTTTTCTCCGGACGTTGAACGCCGTATATTGGTTTACCATTCCAATTGCCGCACGGTGCATATATTTTGCAAATGCTTGTTTTCTGTCGTCCTCGGTTGCCTCCACTTCGTCAGCAAATCCAAATTTCAACAACCAATCATACAAAAACATTTCGTCGCCAAATTCAAATGATATTTTCCCGGTGTATTTGTATTGCAAAAAAACAATTCTGTTTCTTGCCTCCCTGCGGTTGTGGTAATATCCCTTTTGCTCCGGCGTCATTTCTCTTTTAAGTTCCGGCAACGCTTTATATGCTTTCCCAATTACTTCATTTTGTTTTTTCCGATACGCTCCCAATATCTTTGCAAAGTAATCGGCGTTGAATTGCTGGTAATGCTTTTTATCCGGGTTCCCTTGACTATCACGGGGCAAAAATTCGTCCAATTCTCCGGTTGTCGCCAACTCAAAAGCCAATTTTATATCCGCCAACGTCAAATATGAATAATACCGTTTCAGTATATCAACCAATCGGGTTTGAATGTACGCCCAATCGTTTTCATTCTGCGGGATAATATAACCAACGTCCATTGCTATAAACCGGAACATTTGCGCCGTCTTGCTTACCAAAACGCCATCTTCCATTTCTGAAATTTGGGTTTTTGTTGACGCCGCAAAAATGTATTTTTCAACCGGGTTTAATGCTTTTGCAATATCCGGCAATTGAACCATTTGGCGGCGTATCTCAATAGCTTTTGTTCCGGGCTGTGGGTTATATATCGCCAAATCCACATTTTGAACATTTATTTTTTCCGGTAAATTTCCCATAATCAATAATCATCGTTTAAAAATTCCATTGCGCTTGCAACATCAATTTTTTGTTTTCCCTGCTGATATTGTGGTTTCAAATGCAATTTTCCTTTTTCTTTGTCCCCACGTATGAAATTTCTCGTTTGTGCAATCCAATCTTTTTGCATCCTGCCTTTGCTTGCGCTCCAATCGGCGACGGAATGATAATAATATAAAATATCTATTTGCTCAAATTCCGGTTTGTCAAAGCATTTTTCAAAATCTTCAAACTTTGCGAATCGGCTGTTTGCAAACAAACATTTACGGGGTTCTGTTGTTCCTCTTAATTTTTGCGGATTTTCCGAATTTTCGTTTTCCGGGAAAAGTCCCGAAAATTCGTTTTCGGGTTTTATATTATCAATAAATATATTATTATCTATATTATTATATACGGTGCTATTTTGACACCCGGCTACGGTGCTGTTTTGACACCCGGCTACGGTGCTGTTTTGACACCCGGCTACGGTGCTATTTTGACACCCGGCTACGGTGCTATTTTGTAACTCGACACATTCAAAGTTAAATCTATAATAACATCGTTTCGCCTTATTATTGACAAATATTTCTTTCTTTTCCAAAATTCCTTTTTCTGTCAGACTTTTAAGGCTTCGCAAAACGTTTTTATCAGTAATTCCCGCCCATTCTGCAATATATTCAGTTTTTCCCATAAACCATGAATTGCCGTCCTGCGAATATCCATAAACGAGGGCTGTTATTATCAATTCACTACCTTTCAAATCCAATCGGGTACGTAAAAAACCGGGAATTGTTATATAATTACTTTCTTTCATTTTCTCTGCTGTTTAGATATTCAACCATTGAAATATAATCATCAATAACGTTTTTACATATCCATTTTTTCCCTTGATATGAAAATAGTTTTTGATTTACCCCGTTTGCTTCATTATATGATTGTATAATACTTTCCAAATCATAATTGTTGCAAACCTCACGCAATCTGTAAATTGCTTGCCCAAATGTATAAACATTGAATAACCTTTGCCAGTCCGGGCTAATGTCCGAAATCATGCTATTAGCCAATATTTCGGCATTTTCTTTGTCGTCAACTTGGAAAAGAATTAAATGTGTTTTATCGGGTATCTTTGCCGCTATCAAATACGGGTTCTTGGTTATTCCTACCCTTATAATTTCATTTGATACATCATTGCACAACCAATAAACGTGCAACCTTCTTGGTGCAATGTTAAAATCTAACTTTGCGTACCCTTTTTCTAAATACTCATTGTATTTCATAGATAAAAAAAGAAAAGCCCCAATTAGAGCCGTTACACATCTAAAAGGGGCTTTGTAGCTAATTAGCAAATGTCTTTCAATCGGTAACGGTCGATTGTTTTACTCCACAAATATAATACTTTATTTTTATTCCAACAACTTCACGGGCTTAAATGCTTCTGTTACTTTACGCAAATTCCCCTCGCTTTCGTTCGGAACAATGGAAACGACCGGATAACGGGAACGGTCGCCGGGCTTTTGAGAAACGGCAAATTGTACGTTCATATCCCATACTATGCCCTTAACAAATCCCCGTTCCTGCAACATGGCGTCGAACGTGTCCCGGATATTGGGAATTGTTGACGCCGTACCCTTTGTTATGAACTGCCAAACCCCGGCGACGCCACGAACCAAAGGTATAATAAACGTTACGGTCAACGTAACAATCCAACCGTCGCCGCCGTTCATAACAGAACGGTTCGGGTGCTTTTCCGCAACGCCTGCCATCAAATTTGGATAATCCTTTGTGCTGTATTGGCAATATTGTTTCCCATTCCAAACAAAGAACGTTTCCCCGTCGCCGTATGCTATGCGTCGCCCGTCGTCGTCCCGGTATTCGTACATTTCGTTACATACTTTTTCCGGGTCGTCGTCCGGGAAAACAATTTGTATTGTTTGCGGTTTTTCCCCGTATGCCTGCGTAAATAATCCCGCATATTTTCCCGTTGGTAAAAAGTAATCAACGCTTTTTGGATATTCTTTGCCATTCTTTCCAACCTCTTTCAATCCAACCTTGACAAACCCGACACGTGGCAATACTACACGTTTAACGCCGGGGGTTGGTCTATTTATACGCCCTTTCATATCAAATTTCCATTTCGTCGTTTAACAAATCTGCCTTTTGAGCCTTTACAACTTCTTTCCGTGAATCGCACACGTTTTTTTGCCCTTTTCCTGCGTTTTCCGGCATTTTCTTTTCTTTTTGAGCAATTACACGTTTTCCGGTCTTTTTCCCCTTGACGGTCTTATTTCCCGCCTCGTTTGCCTTTTTTCTCGTTGTTCTCTTTACTGTTTTTGTTTTCTTTGCCTCCGGTTCCGGTTGTTGGTTTGGTTCCGGGTCTTTCTTCAAATCATCAACGGTAACGGCTTTTTCCGGTTGCGGTTTTTTCTTTTCTGCCGGGGCTTTCTTTCTTATCAATTCCGCCAAAGTCAAAGACGTAACATTGTTGTTCAAATCCGTTTCAGAATCCAAACGTATTTCCCCGGTTACTGCTGTAAATGTATTATCCAGTTTTTCATCCTCTATTGCTGCCAATTCCAACAGATACGGAATTTTCTTTGCGTTCGGGCTGTCTGTTTGGTCTTTCAGATTATACGTTGGTTTCTTTCTCCAATCTTTCGGCGAAAAGTTAAATACACGTTCAATCTGTATATCCGGGAAATTATCGTTCCACATCATTTTATACAAATGCAACTGAATCTCTGCTTCTTCGTAAAATCCTTTGCGACCGCTTTTGAAATCAACAATTGCGTTTATTCTTTCGCCGGAACCGGGCTTTTCCAACATCGTACACGGTAAATCAATCATTCCGGCGTAATTATAAACGGGGTGTACCAATGCAATTTCAACGGCTAATGGCTTAACGTCGTAATCCAAAACAAATTGAGCAAACGCCAAAACGTCCTTTTTCAAATCGTCGGCATAATATATAAAATCGGTGGGCAATTTGTTATTCTCAATATAATCTTTCAATTTAGCTTTCAAACCGTCCAAATCGTAAACCCGGTTAATTATAAGTTCCTCAAATTGTGCGTGCATAAACGTTCCGTATGCCGCCCGTTCTGCCTTGTATCTTTCCGCTTCGTCAATACCTTTGTCGGCAATCCATTTTATCAGAAAAGGCGATTGCGGCATTGTCTGCGACAAAATCGTTGTAACGGACGGGTAAAACTCCGGCGTTCCGTTTTCGTCATATTTGTAATAATATCGGTGCCATTTGCTATTCAACTGCCAAACTTTATACGGCGGTTCTATCAATGCGCCGTCAAAGAACATTGCTTTCATTTCCTCAACGGTCATGCCCGGCAAAATCTCATAAGCCCCGGCGGGTTGTTCTATTTCCAACGCCTCCATATCCGGAACAATCTTTTGTTGTTCGTCGTCAATTTCCGGGAATTTATCAGCGGGCAAATTTCCCATTGCTTCCGCTAACTTTTTAACCGCATTCCCTGCACTACCTATTGCGTTTGCAATACTCATGTCTTTTTGTTCGTTTCTTTTCGCTCTCATTTCTTTAATTCATTTATTGTTACATAACACATTAATCCACACATTGCATAAAATAGAAAATGGATATTATTCCAAAATCCGCCTATAAAACAAAATACGCCCATCATTCCAAAAGCCCATAAATATAATTTTGCTTGGAATTTTTCAGAAAAGAACGCATCTGCAATACGTTCCATCTTTTCAATTATCTTTTTCCTATTCATCGCACAACCCAAATAAATAATCCGCCGAACAATCACACATTTTGCATATAATTACAACCCATTCAGGGACAATCCTTTTTGTTGTCCCGTTACAAAGATTTGTCATATTTACCTGCTGTGCGCTTTCGCTTGCGCCCTCAAATAAACGGGCTGCAATATCCTTTTTCAATACCTTTTTCCCGTTTGCTTCCGAACGGGCGATTGCTTCATTTACTCTTAATCTTACCATATCAAAATACTTTTAATAACTTGGTTCGTTACTCTCTATATATCCGCAATTACTGCATTTCTTTTCCTCCCAAACTGTTTCATATTCGTATGGGGTCAAATATCCATCGCCTCCGCATCGTCTATATTCGCCGTCCGCAACTTCCATTTCCCCGCCACATTCCGGGCAATCACCGCATCCCATCAATACCAATTCAAAAAATGCGTCCAAATGGTCGGATTTTACAACCTTAATTCCGGTTGATTTTATGATTTTCACAATATCCGAAATTGCAATATCTTTTTCTATGCAATCAAAAATATTGTAACCCCAATATTCGGGTTCATCACAAACCATTTCGTTTTTTAATAACTCGTCAACAATTTGTTTGCTAACTTCTTTTTCAGTCTTTCCGGCTGCATTTGCCAAAAATGATAATTCATTGCTTTGTTTTACTATCATAATAATTCGCACTATCCCCGTGCGTGGGCTTTAATTACATTGCAAATGTACAAATATTTTTTTAATTACCAAAGATAATTGTTTTTATTTGCTGCTTATTTTTATTTTATCCTTTGTCGTGCAATTGAAAATTGCTATTTTTGTGAACCGCATAAACCAAATATCGCTCTCGGTTACTGCGAAAATGACCCCGGTGCAAAATGTATGCGCCGGGGGGTCTTTTATTTCAAATTCTGATAATACAACAATCTGTAAACCTCGCCATAATATCCGGTTTTTAAAACTGCTTTCCTTATTGTCTTTGCGTCGTTATTACTTTTAAAGTATTTATTGAGGCTTTGCAGAATATTATTTTCCAAATACTCTTTTCCCAATACCTCTTTTATTTTATCCTGCTTTCTTAATGCGTACCGCATGATTTTAAGAATTAAACCGGGGATTTCTCCCCGGATTATTATTTCAATCCTTTAAATATATGTTTTATAACTTCTACCGTCCAACCATCGCCCAACAAATCAGCCGCCGCCATATAATCAACGCAATTTGTATATCCCAACGGGACGGTCTGTAATTTCTCTAACTCTGTTCTTGTAAACAAACGTACTGATTCCGGATTGTCCTTTTCTTCATATACCACGGTTAAAAATCCTTTTTTCGCCCGTTTATTGCACATTCTTTTAAAACTTTCAACGTTTGAACTTTGAACACTTCCGGCATAGTTTCTTACTATACAAACACTTTTCTTTCTATTTGTAAACCAACTTTCTAAAATACTTTGTAACTCAATCCCTTTGTCTTGTATTTCTTTGTCAAATGGAATATTAGTCCAATAATAACGTTTTCTTAATTGTGCGGAAAACAAAGACGAATTTATATAAACCCCATCAACCCCCAATAAATCATCTATAATCTGTTTATCATAATCTTTCATTGTAGCCACGTTTTCTAATAAAAAATATCGTGGTTTAATTTGTTCTTTTATGCGCAACCATTCGTAAAACAAAGAACTTTTCTTTCCATTTAATCCCTCACGGTTGCGACGCAATGCGCTTAAATCTTGACACGGGGAACCGCCAATTAATAAATCAATGTTTCCTACATTGAATTTACCATTTTGGCTCACTATTTGCCCCCCCTCAAATTCTATTTCCCTAACGTCGCCCAATTGTATTGTATTTGGGAAATTGGTTTGTGTAACCTTGATTGCATGGGGCTTAATTTCTGCCGCTAAATACATTTCGGGGATAATCCCCAACTCATTGAGTGCTATTTGTCCGCAACTCATGCCATCAAATAAAGATAATACTTTCATATAATTTATTATTTAATTAAACCGGGGTTTCCCCCGGCTGTTTATTACTTAATTTCGTAAATATTGCACGTACTTTCTGTTGCAACATACGTTGGCATTTGCTGTTTTTTAAGAAAGCAAATATTTTCAACTGCGGCACGGCTTGTATAAAAGTAAATACCAAATTTCTTTCCGATAAAATACAAATCATTTACCCCGGTTTCTTTTCTGTCCTCAAATATTACTTGGCTAAATTTGATACTTTCAAAATTTACGTGTCCGTCCAATCTCTGTGCAATTTCTGCAATGTCTGTTGCAATCGTTCTTTTCTTTTCCATATTCTTTGTTTTTTATTCCGGGAACCCGCACGGTCGGTTTTAGTAATAATAAAAAGATATTTTCAAACCCCGGCGCAACTTACAATGTTCGGCGTCTTTGACACAACGGAAAGCACGGCGCAATAATTTGTTCGCCATTTCAACGCCTACTAACTTAATCAAACCGGAAACGCCAACCAACGTGTTAATCTTTTTGCCGTTGAACAATCCGTTTACTTTGATTTTGAAAGTACGGTTAATCTCTTTTGTTGTATATTCCAAACCGTTGTAAATATCTTCAGGCTTCATTGTATCGCTCTTTTTGTTGCCGGGAAAACGCCCGGTCGTTTTATTAACATGGCACAAAGATAGGGCATTTTATTTTAACTACCAAAAGAATTTCCTTTTATTTTTGGTATTTGTAGTAAATTCCTTTGTATGGCTTTCCCGTGTCGATACTCTTTTTTATCAATGAACGATTAAACCCCTTTTTTACCGCCTCTTTATAGTTGGCAAACTCAACAACAACTTTTCCGTCGTATCCTAACCCCTGTATTTTATCCGTGTATCGTGTTTTGTTGGCAATGGATAATTCATAATTCATATTTTCGTCGTATGTACACCAACGCAAATTTTCAACGAAATTATGAAAACGCACCCCGTCGATATGGTCAACACATGGTTTGCCCTCCGGGTTGGGGATAAAAGCAATTGCAACTAATCGGCTAATTTGAAAACCTTTCGACTTTCCGTTTTTACTCAACTTTAATTGCAATCCGCCGCAATTCTTTTGGGTCGGCTTCAATATCAACCCACTTTTAACAGACTTAACACGCCCGTATGAACTAACTAAATATAAACCCTCATATCCGGTTACATCTTTCCAAATTTCCATATTCTTTATTTTTGCATTTTTGACGGTGTAAATATAAAAAGAATATTTTTAATTACTTTATTCACGGTATGCAAAGTTATTTTTGACGAATTTTCATCTTAAGCCACTTTATTTGCCGGGGTGGGTACTTATCCATTCAAACAAAATAATCGAAATACGGGGCTAAAAACGGGCAAAAACAAAAACGGGGTTGCAACGCTTGGTTACAATCCCCGTTTCTCGGTATCATGAACAATAAAAGTTACTTTTCTATGGTTACGAACTCAACGCCCAATATTTTTGTTGCGGGGTTTTTGCTAACTACATCAATTTGCCGATTTTTGATTTTCTTTGTTTTCCATAAAAAACCCAACCAACGTTTGTATTGCACCGTTTCGACAATCAACAGACTATCCCGGTTTATATGCGTCCCGGTAAATTGTCCGTCCGGCGTGGCGCATCCGTGCAACTCAAAATACGGTTCGACAATATCGACGCATCGTAAAACGGTCGTAACCGTATCGCCGGGCAAATATACAACACTATCCCGGACGGTTGCCCGCAATTCGTTGATTGTTTCCATTTGGGTTGTTGTAACCCGTTCCAAATCCCGGTTCTTTGCCTGCAACGTCTTTATCAACGCCAAATCATCCGCCCGGTACTTTTTGTATTCCGCCAATGACAACTCCAAATTCCCGACTTTGATTGCGTTCAAACTGTCTTTCGTTTGATACGTCTTGACGTCCTGCAATAGTATTTCGGTATTACTCCGGTATTGGTCCCGTTCCTCGGTCAACCTCTTTATTTTGACGTGTTGCACCCAAAAGGCGGCGGCAACCACCATAATGATTGCCGCCAATATTAGATATTTTTTCATGTGTTTGCCGTGTATGTGATTAACGAACTATCGGGCGTTTTGCTCAATGTTAAAACATAATGTCCGCCCGCCATTTCAACCGTACTATTTATTTCGTCCTCGTTAATCTCCAATTGTGCAAAGGAAATTACAACGCCCGGAATATATACTTTTGGTATGTTGTGCAACGGGTCGGCGTTTACGGCGTCAATAAATGCGTCTATTTCCGCCTGTGGGTTCGTTACGTTTTTCGTATTTTCTTGGTTGTCCTCAACCGTAACCGTAAAAACGTCCTCGCAATCTGCAATAATAGCGGATAACAACGGGGCAATACTAATTCCCGCTTGATTCCCTTGATTGGCAACCAATTGTTCCAAATACTCCTTTTTGTCTTTCTTTGTCATAATGATACAAAATTAAATGTTACTATATTCAATTGCCGCATTAAAACACGGGCATTCTTTTATAAACTCCCACGGTTCAATTATACCGTCGCCGTTCAAATCCGGGGAATAATCCCGGTGTCCCTTAATCGTTGCGTCCGGGAACATAAAAACTAATCGGGATAATAACCATATTAACGCCTCCTTTTGTTCCGGGGTGCGTGTGTCGGCGGCTTTGCCGTTGGCATCCAATCCGCCAACGTAACAAATACCAATAGAACGGGAATTTTGCCCGGAAACGTGCGCCCCAATCTCGGAAAGATAACGCCCCGTTTCAATTGTCCCGTCCGGCAATACAACAAAATGATAACCGCAAATTCGCCCGCTTTGGGGTTGCTTCTTAAATCCCCGTTCTTTGTGCCAACCGTCAATAACATCAACGTTGACTTTTGCGCCCGGCTTGGTTGCGGTGCAATGTACAATCAAATCCGTAATTGTCCGGGTCGTTTTTTGCCCCTCCAAATACTTTAAAATCTCTGTTTGGTTCATTGTTCGCCCTCCTTTTCTTTATCGTTAATAATATCGCTATCGTGTTCCCGTTGGTATCTCTCAATTATCGGTTGCCAATATCCCGGCAATACACGTGTAAATTCCAACCGGATAACGTGGTAAATAATACGCAACGCAACCTTTGTGGGATATGCTTTAATAAGGTTGCGGAATGCGTTTTGCAAATACACATACATAAAAACATAAGTAAGCGATTTAATTACTACTTTGGCGGCTTCATTATCGCCACATTGCAGCATTACCGAATAAATAACGTGTATAATAGTAACGTACAAAAGCAATTCCGCCAAAGCGTTTTTAAACTTACTGAAACGAAAGTTTTTGCAATGTCTTACGCTTACCCCATCCGCCCGCATACCCGCCCAAATATTGTAAGCAAACATTATAATCAATGCGTACATAAATCCCGTCGTTGGGGTTAAATAGGCTAAAATAGGACTTAACGACGTGGCGAATATCATACGCCATTGTTCCCACGTAAAAAGTTTATCCATATCCTTAAATGTTTATGCCGGGGATTGCTCCCCGGCTTGGTTATTAAATGATTTGTCCGAAATCGCCGTTGTTATACGTTGCCAAACGCATTGTTTCCGCCAATATTTGCGCACGTTTCATTTGTATGTAACAATCCCATTGACGTGTTGGGTGCCAACCCATATTTTCGTACATAACCCCGTGAATTGGGATTGTTTCCGTATCATTTCCGGGACCAATAGCGGAATTATTACAATGAATTGCACTCCAACGTACTGAATCCGGGTTTGTCTGGTCTGTTTGCAGATAACTAAACCCAATATTCCCGGCAATATCTGCTATTATTGCCCCATGCCGTTCATACCTCCGTTCATCATTGCCGCCATAGCCCAAGGGCTGTCATTGTCACGGCGGTAACCGCCGTTTGCCAAAATAGCTGCTACTAAACCATTGTCATTGTCGCCTCTGTCGCAACAATAGATTTTTTCTACACAATTTTCCATAATCGAAAATTTTTAGTTGTTAGTAATAAAGTTAATTAATCTCTATATAATCTTGCAGAATTATATTCTTTTGTTGGTTTGTAATTACCTCTTTAATATACCTAATCTTGTAACATAAATCCACATTTTAGGCTATTTATTTTTTAAACCAAATATCTTGCTGCTATTTTATTAGCTAAATACCTTACTATTTTGAATCTTCCATTAGCATTTGGATGAACTTGGTCTGACAAATCTCTGTTACCAACCCAATGCCCCTCCACTTGTCCTGTTGTTTCAAACTGCCTTACAATTCCAGCTTCTTTGTGCTGCGGTATAACTTCAAAACAATAAGCGTTTGCAAACAGCTCTATTAATTTAATCTTTTGATTGTTCCCTTTGTCTGTAATGTAATCTCTATTTGCAGACTGCGGAGGGGTTAACAATAATTTTATTGCATTAGGGAAATTTTTTTCCAACGTATGCAAATTCCATCTAATTGCTTGCGGTAACTGTGTCCTATCTAATTCCTCATAAGGGATTCCCGTATAACCGTAAGAAGCATCTTCTTCTTTGTGCATTACCGCGTCATAATCTGTTTCTGTATCTCCGTTGTAATTATTGTTAGCACCCATCGCTACAATGACCAAGTCGGGAATTACACTCTTTTCTTGGCTGAATGTCACCGCCTTGTTTACCTGAGTGGACATTTGACGGAATGAAGAAGCATCGTCCACGTCTGTCCAGACAGCACCACCCAAGGCAAAGTTATACCACTTCGTAATACCCAGCCTTGCCATGGTATCAGGAACCCATGATATAGCAAGCACATTATTAGGATAACTATCTGGGTCGCCCTCTAATGATGTCTGATTATTCGTTGCCGTTATTGAGTCACCGAATATAAATACTGTCCCTATATCAAAGCTTAAAGATGATCTTTCCGTCTCATTTTTAGTAGATGCTATTGGATAGCCGCATATCTCTTTTATGCCAAATACAGGACTTTCATACTCCGTTACTTTATCGCCATACTCAATTTGGAACTCGGAATAATCAACAGTTTCGCCATTTGGATGGTAAATACATACCGCGAACATAGCTGCACCCGATGGAACTGTGACAGTACCCTTATATTCCCCGTCTGATGCAACCAAAGATGTATTACTAATGATTTTTGTCAAATCGGAATTGTAGAAATAAACGATAGCTGCTGTTACATTGCCTTTCAGACCTGAAATTGAAATCACTTCTCCATCAGCAGGCATTAATGCTGTAGTGTCTTTGCCTTTAGAATTAATGGGAATCAGATAATCATATCCGCTAATAGATTGCGGTTGGGTAGAGTTTATTTGAACATCAGTAAATACATTTTTCCCAATAGGAATTAATGCTTTGATTAACTGCTCACTCTCCTTGTATTGATAAGCTCCCTTTGTCTCAATAAATGGGAAATATCCTTCATACACAAACATATTTTCTGCATCCCCAATTGTTGGGAAATATCCTGTTACGATAGATATGTATTCTGTACCTACAGGTAACTCATCTTTTTTTACATTTTGATACGCATAGTTTTTTATAGTATAGGCAGATAAAAATTGTTTTTTCGAATCAAAGCATAATACCTTTTGTGCCCCTCCGGTAATGATGGGCTTATGAAGGATGCTCAGTATGTCAGGCATTTTAAATAAATTAGAACTTAGTGCTTTATTATCTTTAGACCATTTTCCTTTTTCATTAATATTAATATTATACTTATATAAATTAAGTGTGTCCCAAATTTTATTCTTTGCGGCATTATATCTGTCTATGGCTATTCTTTCGATATTCTCGTCATCTATTTCACTTATATCTATTATGCCATCTATTAGATATACAGCCATTATGTCTATATCATCTTTCGGAATAATTTGTACTTGTTTTGCTATTCCTGTATTCTTACTATTTACAACATAAGTAGTCCATTCTGATGTAATCTGTATAGAGTTATATTCTGTACCGCATACTTGGAATACACAATCAAAAGTATTTGCCTTATTGCTTCTCGCCCTCATAATAAGGGTGGCATTATCTATATTGTGGCTGTCAGACGTAAGAGTTTTCACATCTGTAACCTGCGATGCTTGATAAGTCCTGTAAGCCCTATTTTGCTCAAATTTGTCAAATGGATAAGGATAACTATTAGACTGTAGTCTAATTGTATCTATCGTTTCCAATGCCATACTGTCATTAAGCACCCTTTTGGGCGTTTTAATTATAGACAGCAAGGTGTTATAATCGTCCGTTGTTAATAGATTTTGCCAATATTTTATTTGCGTATATGTACCATCCATATACACATCTTCTGTATATTGTAGTACAACCCATTTCCCCTCTGTATCTTTATAGGTTACTATCAATCCGGGGACCCTATATTTTTTCCTGACTTGAAGAACTGTTGAAGCAAAGTTTTTAACCCACTCTAATATAATACCACTTCCTCCTGCTCCTCCCAAATCAATAGTTGAAACTTTCCAGCCATTATCGTTATTATAAAATATAGCTAACATTCCAGCTTCAACAGCTGTCCCATCAAAATTGGGGTAAACTCCCTCACCTGCAAGATAAAAAACTTTCCCATCAGGAACACCTGGGTTTGTCTTGGGTGTTGCTATTCCTACAAATGTAGCATTTGCACCAATATTGCTAATCATTGACAACAACGTATTTTGCAATATCGTTCCGGTAATTTCTTCATTGCCGTTTTTCTTAATAACGGCTTTTACTGCGTTCTTTAATTCTTCGTAATTTCCCATACTCTTTTAATTTATTGGTTGTCGAAATCATTATTGAAATCATTATTGAAATCATTATTGAAATCTCCTTTTGTTTCCGGCGGTATTACTCCACGACCTATTTTTTTAACTACTGTTGCGCACTCAAATTCACATTCAACAGACGCTAAATTTCCTTGAACTTGCCATTTTGGGGTAATTAAAAATGTATCACATTCGTATTTCCTGCCTTGACTGTAAACAGTAACAAAATCGCTCATTCTTATCAATCGCATAACGTCGCAAAGATATTCCGGGGCAAGAAAAACAAACTTGAATGTTTTTTCTGAAATCTGTTTTTCCGGGAAAAAATACCCGTCCCGCTCTTCGCCCTCTTCCTCAAATTTGTATTCCGGTTTCCCTAACTCGGCACACACATAAACACGGTTTTTAAATTGTGCAACATCGTAAACGATTTGCCCGCCGTCAACCTCCATGTTTTCGGCGTCGCTCCATTCAATACACAAATAACCGTCCATCCCATTAACCCACGTAAATACGTCCGAATAATAAGTTTTCACGCCGTCATTTATCGCAATCATATATCGACCCTCGGTTGCCACATTTAAAGCCATCAATAAATTACCGGGGTACAATATAACATCATAACCGTATGATTGATAACGAACAATTTGCAATCCGGTTTCTTTCATCGGTTGTGTTATGTCTGCAATCATTTTAGTCATTTTATAATTATACAATCGAACCCATGTAATTTGGTTGCCCCGGGTCGGTCGTATAATTTGAAAAGGTAATATCTTATTCAAAGGCGTAAACAACGGGTAAACGTCGCCATACGCATACGATTTTTTATAATCTTGGTATTGTACGCCCTCATAAAATGGCAATACGGACAAATTATTATTCGGTGTCATACTTTAATGTTGTTTTAATGGAACGACTGCACAAATTTACGCTTAATTTATCGACTTGACCGTTACCGATATAGGTTTTTATTAGTTGCATCGGGTTTGGGTCGTCGATTGCCGGAAAACTAAACGTTTGCTTTTTCTTTCTCTCAATACCGTATGCGTAAACCTCGGAACCGTTTATTGATACACGACGGGCGGGTAAATCATACATCCAATAAGGCATTTGCAAATTAATAAACGCCAAATATCCGTTTTGCAAAAAGTATTCAACCCCGTTGACGGTTTGTTTGGTAAACGGTAAAATCCATTGCGACCCGGACGTTGGCGGAACGGCGGCAAACAAGGCGAACCCGTCCGAACTCATATTGCCGGGGTTTAACAACATCATATCAATATCGGACGTAAAGTTTGATATATTAATTTCCTCAACCTTTCCGGGCGTTACATACTTGCTTATTACTTGTATCGGCAACCCTTCAAATGCCGCCGTAACGTCGTCCATCCATTCAAATTGGTAACGTTCCGGCAAATCGACCTTATCAAACGAATATTCCGACGTGTTGAACGCCCACGGTTTCCCGTTGCGCAAATTCAATTCCTTTGTCAAATCGTGGCTTAATATAGCCCCGCCGGAATAGGAACCGCCATTGCGGAAATATTGGATATGTTCGATTTTAAATTTGCCGTCCTCAATGAACCAATAACATTTAAAACAATCCCGTAACATATTGGTAAATTGTTGTAAGGTCGTCGGGGCTTTTTGTGCGGGTTGCTGATATTCCCCGTTTATAATATTGTTTTTCTGTGATACAAGCAAACGGAAATTCAACCCGGATATTGGGTTGTTACCGCTGTATAAAAATTGACTGTATTCTGCCGTGGCTGCGTGCGTTATACCCGGTGCAATCTGATTGAGCAAAACGGATATACAAGACGCAACCGGGAACGCATCCCGCAAAGTATATGCTTTTCGTGCTTTTTTCTCTAATATCCAATCCATCAAATAAAACCCAAACCATAACGACGCATAACGCCACGTTGACCGGGCAATTGGATAAAACGTTTGCCCGTATATGGAATAAGGTGGCGCAAAATACTTTCCGTTGTCCGCTAATCCACACTCGGTCGGGGTATCTGAAAAGTTGTTTGAAATAAACGCCACGTCGATTGCGTAACCAATCGCACGCCTATAATTACGGTTATTATCAACTATATCATCGGCGGGCAATGGATATGTATTAAGGTCGTCGATTTTCTCCACATCGCACAAATACCGGGCATATATATTGTAACTTTTCATATCTGCGTGCATTGTCCCGGTTGCCCCGGAACCCTCGACGGCGGTTAAATCAAACTTCAACGTATCAAACGGTTCTTGTGTTACCTTTTTATAACGAAACATTGCCACATCGTCCGATTGTCGGCGTATCTCAACCAATGCAACCCCAAACGGCACGCCGTCAATTCGTTGTTGTGAAATATAGATATAATAATTAACAGTCAATACCGGGTATAATTTCCCCTCGAATGCGTCCGCACTTGCACCCGTTGCCATTCGTCCGGTATAAAGCCCGGATATTACCGACGGGGAACCGTTGGACGTAATTTTTATTTCTTTCAATATATTGCACAAAGCAAAATGATAGGTTTGTACTAATGCGTTTTGGTCGGTCGTAACGTTGGCGTCTTGCTCCCAATTTGTACCGCCCAAAAAACACGAAACAATACTATCGCCCGGAACATATATTTGTATTAATGGACGTTTGGTTATGGTTATACGTTGGATTGACGGGGCTAATGTTATTAAATTATATTCCTTTTCCAACCCTGCCAAAACTTCGTTATAATCGTCTATTACATCAGGTTGTACGGTAACTTTTTTGTCATAATCAACAAACGTACAATCCGTTTTCATAAACTTGCCGGAAAAATAGGGAACCCACGTTTTACCGCCGTCGTTGCTTTTATCTATCCCGTACAAAAATTCATAATCAAACGGACGGGTATTTATAAAATCGTAATCGTCCCGGACAAATGATATTTTCCCGGATAATTTGGCACGATAAAACCGTTGGTTTGTTTCTAATTCGTACTCCTTTGTCAAATCGTCCTTATATATCGGGTTGGCTTTATGTCCGTAAACCAAATTTTGCGCCGTTGCTATTCCTAACCGGGCAAATACCGTTCCGGCGTTATAACTTGTCTTATAAACGACAAAACGCAAATAATACGCATTACTTGGAATATCAACCGAACCCGTCTTTACTCCAATAAAACCACTTATAAACTTTTTATCACTATCATAAAATGCCCCACGGTCAACCCCTGTATTAATTAACAAAACACGGGGGTAAACATTACTAACAGAAACATAGGTACTATAATAGCGATTTTGTACCGCATCCCCGGACGTAATCAAAGCCCCCGTATTAGTGCTTATAATTCCAGTTTTAAAAAACACATCGGCAAATGAATGTCTATAAATTGGATTCATATCATCTTTTAATTTTACGTTTCAAATTTTTGTAGCTTTCAATCGTATTTCCGTCGCCATCTACGTAAATCCGTCGTCTGTTTTGTTCCTTAATTTCTCTTACATCATCCGACAAATTGCGTAAATCCGGGCTTTGCCCGTTTACGTTCAAAGTTAAACCGTCGCCGTCTGAATATGATTGCAAATACTTATGCGCAAATGTACCATTGTTTAGCGAATTGATAACGTCCGGTATTATCTTTCTGAATCTGCGTGAACTTCGTTTATTTATCACTGCAAAAAATTCGCCTCCCTCGGCACGTCGCCGGGTTCCGTCCGATTTTGTTCCTAAATCAATATCATTTCCGCTTTGGTGTGAACCTCCCTCCAATAATTCAACGGTTCCGTCGCCGTATGTTTCTGTTCCTCCGCTTTCTCCGGTTTGCTTTGCTAATTGTGCCGCCTTAATTTTAGACGCTGCAAAACTTGCCCACATAACGGCAATTGCCGGAATCGCCAACGGGAAACCCAATTGCGACCAAATCAACGCCGTTGCCGTTACCATATTACCTATTTGCTGCAACGTCTGTATTGCTGCCTGCTGTTTTTGCGCTTTCTGTTGTTCCTTTAATGCCTTTTCTTGGTTTTTCTTTGCCAAATCCAACTCCTTTTGCGCTTGAACAACATTATTGGCATATCCGTTTGCTCTTGCTTCCAATTCTGCATCTAACGCCGATTGTGCGGCGGAAACTTCTTTGTTAGCTTGCTCAACTGCTGCATCAGCCGCCGCAACACGTGCCTCCGTAAATGTATTTAACGCATCCAATGCGTATTGCATAGACGTATTAATTGCCTCCTTTTGGTCGTCGTCCAAATTAAGCCCAAACAATCCGTAAATATCGGTCCCCCTTTCCTCTCCTTTCGATTGCTCAATTTCTTGGTCAATCTTTTTTATAGTATTTTGAATTGTTTGTACCTCCAAATCAGATAATTTATTTGCTGCTTGCTCATTCAAAGATAATACCTTTTGTAACCTTTCTTTTTCAGCCTGCAAACGGAACTGCGTTTTCTTTGCCTCTGAATTACGCAACAAATCAAATTCAGATTGCGCCAACGCTTGTTGTTGGTCAAACATCATTAATTGGGCTTGCAAATATTCGTCGGAAATTGCGTTTGCCTGCGTGTCAAATGCTGCGTTTATTGCTCCGGCGTCCTGCTGTTGCCCGGTTGGTTTCTGTTGGTTCTGCAACAATGCCGTTTGCCTCTCATTCTCCAATAACTGCATACGCAATTGGCGTTCCTGCTCGCTTCCTGCCTTTACTGCCTGCAAACGTAATTCAATGCTTTCTTTCTGCAATGCTAATTCCTGCAATTGTCGGTCTTGTTCTATTTTCAACAACGCCTCTGTCTGCTGTTTCTCCAACGCTTCAATCGTTGCGTTTATTGCTTGACGTCCGGTTTCGTTCAAATCCTTTTCGGTCTGCAATTGGTGTTGCAAATCCTCAATCTGTCGGGAATACTGATATTGCGTTTGCTGCCGACGCTTTGCCCATTCGTCGGTTTCCAACTGCAATTGTGCATCCTGCAATTTTCGGGTTGCCTCCAAATTCTTTTTATAAGCCGCTTCAATTTGCTTTGCTTGTTGTTCTGCTGCCTTTTCCGCATCGCTTTTACCCCTTGGCTTTACGGTTGGGTTCTGTGTCGTTACGGGCTTATTGTCTGTTTGTGGCGTCTGGGTATCTCCAACAGAAACCGGGATTGTTAACGGTTTTATTTTCTTTTGCATACCCTCCAAACCCTCTTGGAAATTTTCTGTTATGTCTTTAACTTGGGCTTTAACCAAATTTCCGTACGCTGCTGCATAATCTGCCAATCCTTTTTTTACTTCGTCAAAATCTAACGTAAACGCCCCCTTTAATGCGGTTCCGGTTGCTTTGACTATATCAATAAAGAATCCAAACAAATTTCCCAACGTATCAAATGTTGTTTTGAATCCGGCAACAATCCCATTCCAAATTGCACGTATCAAAACACTTTCATTGTATAACTCAATCAAGTAATTGACAACATCAATAACCCCTTTTATTATCGCCGTCAATCCTTGGTTAACAAAAACTTTTGCCTGCGTTGTCAACGTTTCAAAATTTCCTCCGGTTGCGTCAAACAACCCGGATAATGCGTTTTGCAACTCGATTTGACTTTGCAATTGTTCCTCCTGCAATTGCGCCAAAACTCCGGCTTTCCCTTTTACTTCATCCATGTTTGTTGAAATATCTTTCAACGTGCGCAAATACTGTAATCCGGCGTCCTCTCCGGGCCCCCCGAATATATCTGCAATTGCAGCCCCGACCGTTGCCGCATTATCCGGCAATTCTGCCAATTTTGCGGAAACGTCTTGTATAACATCAAATGTCGTTTTGGTTCCGGTCTGCAAATCTTTTTGAACTTGTTCCGACGAAAGATACCCATTTTGTTTGTTTGGGTAACAATTGCAACAAATTGGTCTGCTGATATTCCCGCCTCTTTGAAATATGCCGGGTATTCTTTCAACGTGTCTAAAAATTCCCCGTTCGCATCGCCTCCGGCTAAAAACCCATCCTTAACCAACTGCAATGCCTCATTTGCAGAAATACCAAATTGTTTTGATAATGCGTTTGTTGCAATCAATGTTTCCCGGAAATCTGCGTTGAATGAATCGGCGACGGCTTGCACCTCATTTCTAAACGCTTTCAAATCATCGCCACTTTTCCCGGTAAATTGTTGCGTCAATCTCGTTGCCTCAACTAACCCGGCGTTATAATCGTACCACCATTTAAACGCCGCACCCGCCGCCGCAATTCCGGCAATCGCCAAAAAAACCGGGTTTGAAAGTAATCCCAACAAAGTTTTTCCCAATGCTTTTGCCCCGTCGCCAATAGCTGTAAAAACGGCTTTACTTTCAGCCCCGCCACGTCCTAACGCCAAAAGACTTTCGCCAAATGTGCTATTTAAACCTAACGTTTCTTTTAATTTGTCGCCATACGCAATAATTGCGTCGGACGCCTCCGTATAATTTCCGACGTTCAATTGAAATTTCCCGGTTGCTTCCTGCAAACGTTTCATTTCTTCGTATATTTCTTTGGTTTGTGCAACCAATTTTCGCCCCTCCTCGGTGTTTTCCCGTTCGGCTTTAGTCATGTTGTTTAAATAAATCTTATTCAATGAATATTGCGCCGATAAACGGTTATAACTACCCTCGGCGGATTGATTTATTTTCACAATCAGTTTATTAATTTGGTTCGCTTCCTGCTGTGCCAATTTTAACTCGGCTAACTTTTTGGCGTTCTCGCTTTCTGCAAACGCCAAATCACGTTGCGCACGTGCCAAACGTTCCGCATCGCCTGCGGCTTTCTTGGTTGTGTTCCTGCCGTCCTCGGTTGCCCCGGAAACCTTTTGCAGAACCGCCGCCAACTGAATTGCTTCCGCCCTAATATTTTTCAACGCATTTGTATATGCGTCTGAAAGTTCATCCAATTGCTTTATCAAATCAGTAATCGAATTATCGGGGCTTACCAAATCAGAATATTTAATTGGGTTGTTGTTATCTGCCATATATCCGACTATTTGTTTTTGTTATTTTCGGGCAATTTGCCCTACAATCAATTTTCTTTTCTCAAATGTATAATTTATCGTCTGAAAAATAAAACACCTCAAATCGCCTTATTTTGGCTTTTTCTGCTTGCTTTTTTCGCTTGCTCCTTAATGTATTCAAATGCGTTGTAATATTCCAAAACGGTAAACGATTTTGGGTTTACGTGCAAATGTTGGGACAATATCAAACACATATTTTCAAACTGCTTGTCGTATTGTATTTCCACGCTATCCGACCCGCTAAACGATTTGGGTTTTGTATAAGTCAACAACAACGTCGTAATATGGTCTATTTCTTCCCGTTTGTCGCTTTCGTCCCCCTTTATTATCGCATCCAACATTAACATCGTGCGTTGCTTCAATTGGTCGTAATACTCTTTAACCGTGGCGTCGTCGAATAGTTTAGGAAAATACAATTGCAATTCTTCATCTATTTTTTTTTTGACCGCTTCCAATTGGGCGGTCAACTCGGCGTTCGGCGCATCGGCGAATAAATCCAATACCTTTTGCAAACCGTCCGCCGTCATATCGTTGTATTCGGTTCCGTCCACGGACTTAACCAAACAGGCAAACGCCAAATACTTTGGCGATATGGCGGATTGGACGAAATAAACGTTTTGCCGCAAATTATCCAATTCCTTTTCCGCCAAATCCGGCTTTTCCTTTCGGATAAACCGGATTGCCTTTTCAATATGCGCATCCCAATCGTTCAAATCCGACCCAACCCCGGCGTCGATAAGCAACATTTTGTTATATGCGTGAAATCGCAAAATCGGCAATTCGTCGATACTGTCGTACAACACAACCGCCCGTTCCCCTATCTTTGTCGTTTTCATAAGAGTATGCGGGTTATGACTGTTGAACAAAACGGAACCAATAACAATGCCGGGTTCCCGGTGCATATAGCAAACAGGACGGACAAAACGACCCCCGCCCACCATGATAAGCAAAAGCCGCAATTGAACATCTTAACAAAAAAGTCGTTGCCGTGAACTTGGACGTACTCAATAACGCCCCACTTTTTTAACAGGGTCAACAGGAACGCCGCCACGGTTGCCACGAGCAAAACCCAAATAATGAAAGTTACCATATCGTTAAATGTTACAAGGTTGATTAACTGACAATACACCCTCAAAGCGAAAACCGCCGAACGGGTGCATTAAAAATTGATTATCTATTTCGTCCAACGTAAACCCACGGTACACGTTTTCCGCCAACTCATAAATCCGGTTTATTACAATCGTCCCGTCTTTCAGCCAAAAACCGCCATTTAGGACGGTCAATATTTCGTTCTTCAATGCCTCGGTATTCCGGTTGTTGAGTTGACCGGGGTAAACCTTGCGCAAATCGAACCAAACAATAAGGGAAAACGGGGATTTAATCTCGCTTTGCTCTTTGGGAACCCAACCGACCGTTTGCGGGTCGTCTATCCAAAAGAACGAAAAATTGCCAATATTGGCATCCGGGGAAACGTCGATATAATCATTGTCGCCTCTCCATTCCGTCCCGCCCGCATATACGTTCGGGGTATAATAGCGTTTGCCCTGTATCACTTTGGCGATACGTTGCGCCCGCCCAAATGCGACGTCCAACCAATCGACGTTATCCATTAACCCGGTTTGTATGTTCCCCAAAACCCGGTCGATTAAAACCGGGTTGGGAATTATAGGGGTTGTTCTCTTATTCGTTGCCATATAATACGTTTTTTGCTTTCTTCATTAAGTCCGGGAATATATATTGCCAAATCAACGCCGCAATATTTTCGTCCGTCAATCCCAATATTTGCCGCCCGTACTTTTTTATTAAGTCCTCCGTTTTGAAATCCGACGCTTTTATTTCAAACTGTTTGTCGCCGACTTCCAAAAAAAACGACGCTTCAAAATCCCCGGTATCCCGTAACGTTACCCGGTTTGTCGGTTGTCCCTTTTCCTCCTTTATGGCTATCGTCAACGGCGAATACGGGGCGTAATCCATAATATCCACGCCCAAACGGTTAATACCTTGTTCAAACAATTGTTCCTCGGCATTCATATCAACAATATAGGCGTCATTGTCCCAAATGATTTGTTGAATGTATGCGCCGGACGATAACCCGTTGTTGAACGTGGCAACCCGGTTGCGTAAATCCTGTATTGACTTTAACCCCGCCATAATCTTACGTTGTCCGGTATTTTACACCGTGGTTATTACAAGTAAGGCAAATACGGTCGATACCCTGCGTATCCAACCGCAACGCCTCGTATGCTTTTTTAAGGTCATAACCCAAACCGCCGGGGCGACCCTCAACGTTGCCGTCCAATTCGTAAAGAATTTCCAACCGGGTTGCGTTTACTTGGTTCCGGTTTACCTTAACATCGGGGTTCATTGCCAACGTGCGCAACATGATTGCGGCGACCTGTCGTTGGATAACCGTTTGGAAAATTTGCCTTTCCTTAATGATAAAATCCGTTAGGTCGCAACCAACGGTTATTTCGCAATTCAACCCGTAATTCTGCGTATTGGTGTACATCGTCAACGCAATATCCCACAACTCCGGGTATTCGTCGAATGTTTCCGGGGCGTTCATCATAAACGGGGATACCTGTAAATACTTGGTTATTTCCCGCCAACGCTCCAAATCAACGTAACCCGTACACGTCCCGCACGGCTCCCGGCTCCAATCCTTTGTCATGTTAATTGCCTGCATCCCGGCGGGCAAATCGTTTTGGTTGTAACAAAGGAACCACGACCCCCCGGCGTTGTTTCCGGTACTGATATACGGCAAATAACAATCTTTCAACGGGAACCATTGAAAACCGCCGTTTGTCTGCGTAAAATTCAAATCAAACGTCTTTATCGGGTCAATTTGGGACGAATGGAAAAGATACATACGAACAACCCCGGTTGCGCCCGTCATTTGCAACCCGATTTGTTCGATTTTCATTGTTACGCCCATAGAACGAACCGGGACAATTTCAAACCCGACTAATTTATGATTATTCGGCAACGTCGCCCGGATACGTCCCGCACCGTCAAAGAACGTGCGCCGTTCCAATAGGTTCTTTGTTTCCTTATCCAATCCCTTTATTTGCGTGAATGTTTGTACCATTTGCGCAATACCGTTACGGGTCAACCGCTCCAAATAATCGGAAATGAAATTGTACGGTTGCCAATATGGGTTGCCGTAATCGTCGTTGTAATCGTCGTTAAAATCGCTTTCGGTCGGTTCCTCGTTTTGGTTGTCCCGTGCGGCAATCCAAACTTTGTTGTTGTGGCGAACCTTTGCCCCGGCTTTGTATTCCGGTATCATATTCCAAACCGGATATTGAAAAACGAAATCATCCGGGACGATTGCCCGGACATTATCCAAAGTAACAAGGGGGTGCGCACCTTGAAACGTCAAACCGCTTTCCGTCTGCGTTAAATTGTCGTCTATCGCCTTTGCCGGGTCGTATGATTGTTCCCACCCGACGACGTGCAATAATGCGTCCTGTATTTCTTTTAATCGGTACATCTGCGTTTGAAATAAATAAGGGGGCGGGGATAACCACCCCGTCCCCTCGGTTTAACAATTCGT